GGCAGACGACGACGCAACTAATAAGCATTTACCAACTTTAAAATTTAATAGCAAGACATATAAAGACATTGTTAAAAGAATACAAGAGGGTACGGCTACAATAAAGCAAGTCGAAGAGAATTATAGTTTAGATAAATTCACTAAATTAGAGTTAAATAAAATTATTAAACAATTAAATTAAAATTATGAGTAGAAAAATATTTGGTAAATTAAAGTTTAACATAGAGGAATTTCCAAAGCCTAATTATGTTAAAGGAAAAAAAGGAACATACGGAGAGGTAGATATGGTTATAAGTATAGACGATCCTTATGAGTTTAAAAATGGAAACAAAACTTACAGTAATACAAGTTTACCGCAAACTAAAGACGATAGACAAAACGAAGTTCCTAGAACTTATATGAATGGTTGGACTTTTGTAATTAATTCTGTCGGAACTATGGAAGACGGAAAATTTATAAGAGACGAGGAATGGTATAATAAACATAAACAGGATACAGTACCGGATACAGTTTCTAGTACCGACGACAAAGGCGACCTACCATTTTAAGATAAGGGTTATAACTATCAAACTTAGAGGGTAAAGGTATACGTATCTTTCCCTCTTTTTTTTTAACTTAGACATAATGCAAGACACTACTAAACTAATGCAACAATTAGAAAAGGATCTATTGGTCGATACCAAAAAAGATCTTTGCTACCCTCCGGTAGCTTTATCACTCGGAGAGAAATTAATTAAATCAAATAAAGGCGATCAATTATTGCCCGTACCAATTTGTACGTATACTAATATCGTAATGATTTCCGCTCCGCCAAAAAGCAAGAAAACTTTTTTTGTATCTTTGTTAGCGTCAATTTATTTAAGTGGCAAAAATAGATTTGGAGGTAAGATTAAAGGACACCGTAACGGACGTTGTTTAATTCACTTTGACACCGAACAGGGCGGTTGGCATACCCAACGAGTGGGGCGTAGAATTATAGAGATGAGCGACGGATCTCTAGGCTGCTATCATATATACAGTTTAAGATCTCTTTTCCCAAAGACAAGAATAGAATTTATAGAATATTGTTTAAAGACTAAACATAATATAGGTATGGTTGTAATAGACGGAGTAGCGGATCTTTGTAATGATGTAAACTCTTTAGAAGACGCTAACTATACCGTTCAAAAATTAATGGAATGGACGGCAAAATATAATTGTACTATATTAACCGTTATACATAGTAACTACGGATCCACTAAAGCGACAGGACATTTAGGATCAGCTTTAATGAAAAAAGTAGAAACAGAAATAGAATTATCAAATAATCCAACAAACCAAGACAGGATAAATGTTAAATGCTCAAGGTCTAGAAATTATGCCTTTGAAACTTTTAGCTTTTCCGTAAATGAAATAGGACTACCTTATGTAAATGATCTATATGATCCTTTAGCGTAGTTTATGGATAGAAATAAATATATGGACTTAATGTATCTCAAACATAAAGATTGGATAGATATATCTAAGTCTTTTGGGCTTGATGAGGAAACCGCTAAGGATTTAGTTTCTGAAATGTATATTAAGATTATGAAAAAACTAGACAAAGGTCTAGACATATCTTACGGATCCGACGACGTAAATTATTACTATATATTTAAAACTCTTAGAACTATGTTTATAGATCTAGTAAGGAAAAATAAAAATGTTACTATTATAAGAAATTATTACAGAGACGGTAAGGCCGACTCATTTATAGATTATCAAGGTAAATGGGATCTCATACAAAAAGAGCTAAAGGATTGTTATTGGTACGATCGTAAAGTCTTTGAGTTAATTAATGGAGGTTATAGTATTGCTGAGTTATCTAGGAAGTCGGGGATCCCTTATTACTCTTTGTATAATACCTATAATAAAATAAAAGAAAAAATAAAAGATCTGTTATGAAACTTGGAGACTTAGTAGAAAAAATAATTAATATAATTACATTTGGTCAAGGTAAAAAAATAGCCAAATGGGTAGCTAATAAATTAGGCTATGAGGATTGCGGTTGTGATCTTAGAAAAGAGAAATTAAATAACTTGCATATTAAAAGAAAATGAAATTTAATAAAGATGACAGAAAAAATTGGAAAAAATTTCGAATGGGTAAGAAATCAGTCATATCCCGAACAGAATATGAATTGGTTTGTCAGCTCCACTCAAAATATTACGAACATAAACTATATTATCCTTGCACGTGCAAACCCAAAGAAATCAATAAATGGATACAAGATTTAAATAAGATTTGGGAAAATGGAAATTAAGGAAGTACATAAATGGGAAAAGGCAGTAGTAGGTATTCTTAATATAATAGGTTGGGATCTTAAATGGATAGGAGCCGAAGACAAGAGTTGGGACGCTGAGGGATTAAGTCCTAAAAATAGAAAGGTAGTTATTGAAATGAAATTTAGAGAAAAATACTACGAAGAGAAACTCCTAGAAAAATATAAGTACGACGTATTAATGAAACTTCCGGACGACGTAGTAAAGCTATATTTTGTTAATGATCCTAAAGGTAACTATATGTATTGGCTAGACTCTTTAGATATGCCGGATCCCGTTAAATTATATTGTCCCTCTACTACAATTTGGAATAATAAAAAGATAAAAAAAGAAGTATATCTCTTGGAGGAAAATTGGGCATCTATAATAAATTTAAATACTAATTAAATTATTTGTTAATAAATCGTTATATTAGTGAATTAAAATCATTAATTATGGCATATGAACACTTCCCAATAGAAAATCAAGTAACTCACGATTGTAGAGAAGAGATTAAAAAAGAAAAAAAATATATTAAATTTTTAAAAGACAAAGGATATGAAATATCTAAAGTATTTAAACGACAACTATTTTAGAGAGAAAGGCTTTACTAGAATACCAAGTAAAATGGATAAAATAAAACTAGACAAACCAAGACAGTATAGATCTAGACAAGGCAGATCCGATAAAAGATATTCAGAAACTATGAAAGCTGCCGCTATATCATTCATAGGATTATTACTAATAATATTATACTTAATATATGATAGTATTATTTGATGCTGACTCTTTGATATTTGCTAGTTGTTATAGAACTAGAGTAAACGGGGAAAGGCCGGACGATATATATTATAGAGATATAGAAGACGCAACGAATAAATATAGCGAGCAATTTATGAAATTAATAAATGATATAGATGAGATCTACGACGTTCAAAGCGTTTTAACATTCTCGGGATCCGCCGGAAACTTTAGGAAACTAATAACTCCTAAATATAAAGCGAACAGAAAAAAACAAGAGAAACCTCCTTTATTATATCCTCTTCATAAATACGTAAAAGAAACTTATAATAGTATTCAAGGAGCGGGACTAGAAACTGACGATCTAGTAGCTAGAGAATGGAATAACCTCCAAAAAAAAGTAGGAAGAGAAAACGTATTAATAGTTAGTATAGATAAAGACTATAAACAGTTTCCCGCTTTGATATATAATTACAATAGAAAAGAAGTATTAGATCTAACTCCGGAAGAGGCGTTATATAATTTTTATGAGCAAATGATAATAGGGGATACGGCCGACAACGTAAATTACTTTTATGGTAAAGGAAAAGCGTTTGCAAAGAAATATCTAAAAGACTGTAAGACTAAATATCAATATACAAAAAAACTATACAAACTTTTTTTAAAAGAACACAAAGGCAAAGGAAGACAACGCTATATAGAATGTTACAATTTACTTAAATTAAGAATATGAAACCAATAGAAATCGCAAATAGAATTACAGAGATTTCCGGTATAGATTTATTTAATAAGTCTAGGAAGAGAAACGTTGTTGAACATAGAGGATTACTTTGTTATATCCTTAGAGATAAATTAAAAATGAGGTGGGAAAAAATAGCCAAGTTTTATAAAACTCAAGGTTGGCCGGTAAATCACGCAACGCTCATTAACAGTTATAATAAATGGTATATATATAAAACAAATCAAGACGTAATTAAGATCCTTAAAGACTTTAAATTTGTAGAGGAGACTCAAGAGGAAATAACAAAAATAGATATGTTAGAAACTAAATATACTAACCTCCAAAAGAAATTAGAGGATCCTCTTGTTAAATTAGTATCTAGGATCCCAAAAGAAAAAAAAGAAGTAGTAAAAGAAAAACTCGATTTAATGGTTAAAGAATGGGATTGGAAAGAGAAAGTATTATAATGGAAACGAATAAAGATAAAAGAAAACAGATACCAATATTTACAGGCTTAATAAAATATTTTCCAAAAGCCTTAGCGGAAGTTGCTAGAGTTTCTTATACAGGAAACCAACAACACCACCCCGACAAACCTCTACATTGGGACAGAGCTAAAAGTACGGACGAGCTTGACGCTTTAACGAGACATTTATTCCAAGCCGGCGAGACAGATACCGACGGAATGAGACATAGTGCAAAAGTAGCTTGGAGAGCTTTAGCTAACTTAGAAAAGGAGTTAGAGAATACTAGAGACGATCAATGGTTTATAGATCAGTATAATAGAAATAGAGATCCGAATGACAAAAATCCAAGTAAATAAAAAAGACATATTATTTGCAAAAAAACAAATAGAGGCCTTTGAAAAAATACAGGCCGGTAAATGGCGTTATAAAAATGTAGAGGCTTGGAGAGGGATAGTCTGTGAGATCTTAACGAGTAATTGGTTAGAGGATAATTTTAAAGTACAAAGATCCGCTAAAGGACTTGACGATTCCGGTATAATAGACGATTTCGATATATTAATAAACTTTAAAAAAGTTGAAATCAAATCCGCAACTAAAAATTACTTTCGTTATTTAATGCCAAAAATTTATGACGTAAGAAATAAACCTAAAGATATTTATATAGGAGTTAAATATAATGAGACAGTTGAGCCAAATGAAATTAATATATTAGGCTATATAAAAAGATCAGATATATTAAATTTTGATATAGAAAAAAATAAAGGAGCTGCCTATTATAAAATTCCTTTAAATGTATTAAAACCAATTACAGAAAATACTTTTATATAAATGAACATAATAGATAAAATAAAGAAATACTTTAGATCTAAATATATAACTATAAAGGTGCCTAGAAAATTCAGCAGCAATAAAAATAGAAATAGATGTTTAATAGAAACCAAAAAGCATATACTTAATATTACTAAAATAAATCAGTAGATTACGTTATATGACTTGAATAATCAAGTTTTTTTCAAGATGAGTAAACACGGAGGTAAAAGAGACGGAGCGGGCAGAAAGCCTAAACAACAAGAGAAAGACCTAATAGATAAACTCGATAGTATAATAAACAAAGAAGAGGTTATTAAGAAGTTAGGGGAAAAGGCTCTTAGCGGCGATATGCGAGCTTTAGGTTTGTATATGGGTTATAGATATGGAAAACCAAAAGAGACTAAGGATATACATATAAACGAGGATCAGCCTTTATTCTTAGATTAAATGCAAATAGAAAAAACCTTAGCTTTAAACAAACTAAGAAAATTAAATAATAGAATTAAAATTATAAGGGGAGGATCCTCAGCCGGAAAAACAATAGCGATCTTATTAATCCTTATAGATTACGCTATAAAAAATAAAGGTAAAGAAATAAGCATAGTATCTGAGACTATTCCTCATTTGCGTAGAGGGGCTTTAAAGGACTTCTTAAACATTTTAAAAGCTCTTAATAGGTATGACGATAGAAAGTATAATAAGACTACCTTAAAATACGAATTTAGTAACGGATCATATATCGAGTTTTTTAGTACAGATCAACCGGATAGATTACGAGGAGCTAGGCGTACCGACTTATTTTGCAATGAGTGCAATAATATATCTTTTGAAAGTTACCAACAATTAAGCGTAAGGACTTCAAATAATATTTGGCTTGACTATAATCCTACTAATTTGTTTTGGGTTGATAAAGAATTAATAGGCCAAGAGGATACAGACTTTTTAACTCTTACTTATAAAGATAATGATAGTCTACCTAAAACTATTATAAAAGAAATAGAGAAAGCTAAAGTAAAAGCTAAGACTTCTACGTATTGGGCTAATTGGTGGCGAGTATACGGACTAGGAGAGATAGGTAGTCTAGAGGGAGCTTGTATTCCGGATTGGAAACCTATTGATAAAATACCGGAAGAGGCTAGAGTGCTTTGTGCGGGACTCGATTACGGATATTCAGTAGATCCTAGCGTAATCATAAATCTATATAAATGGAATGACTCTTATATATTTGATGAGGTCTTATACCGTAAAGGAATGTTAAATAGAGATCTTAGTAATTTTATTAGACAGAACAATATTAACTATAA